GTATTAAAGCATATTGCATTACCGCTATATGTGGAATGATTGGCGTTATGGATATGTAGATAAAACCGTAATGACACCATACGGGCGTTTGCCGATTTCATTTGCTGGAGATAGCCACAAGTATGCAGCAGATTACGGGGCGGTAGATACAGAAATTGTGGCTGTGCCTCTTGTGGGCGGCTACTGCAACGGCGGGCTGGGTTGCGGGGCTTACGTGAACTTGAACGACACCGCTGGCGTTGCGGACTGGGGCATTGCGCCCGGTCTTTCTTGTGAAATGCCTGCGGCTGCGGAGCAGTAAAGGGGGAACGGGGGATTTTTCCCCCGCACCCGGAAAGGAGAACATACAAAAATGAACAATGAAAATTTTGCCGGAATTATGGGAACGGTAAAGCAGGCAGAGGTAACAAGCGGGGTATGCGGATACGACACAGAAAACCGCTATGTAGTGCTGCGGGTATGTGTACCGAGAAAAAGCGGGGCAGAGGATACGGTAATTGTAGCTGCAAAAATAAAGGAAAATGAAAACATAGACGCAGAAGCAATAGCAAGAAATATGGTGGTTGGCAGAGATATTATGGCAACGGGCATTTTGCAGAAAGCCATGAACGCAGAAAGCGGGCATACGGCTGTTTTTATCCTTGCAGATCACGTTGTAACAGTAGGGTTCCCGGAATATCAGAACGGCGTGCAATTAACAGCGGAAATTGTGAATAACCCGGAAGTAAGAGAAACACCAAGGGGAAAACATATAGCAGATGTAATGCTGAAAGTGGAAAACTGCATACAGGGTGGAAACGTACATATCCCATGTATTTTCTGGCAGGAGAACGCCAGCGAGATTGCAAAGTACAAAAGAGGCACGATTGTAAAAATCACTGGCAGATTACAGAGCCGGGAGTATGTGAAAAAGTATTACGGCGATAATAACACAGAATCAGAAGAGAAAAGAACCACTTTCGAGGTATCAGTAGAAAAGATGCAGGTATGGTGGCAGCCGGAAACAGTAGAAAGGAATTAGACACAATGAAAAGCAGAATCATTTTAAACAGAGAACGCACAGCAAAGGCACAGGAAATATCAATACCGATACATGGAAAAGGCGGGGAGCTAGGCATAAAGGCAGTTACCGGGCTAGTGGGGTTGATTGAAACATTGAAAGATTGCGGTACATGTCAAGAGGTACAATCTGTATTTGACGCTATCTGTGGATATAACGCATGTTGTATTAGATGTGAGTTTATTGACGAAAAGGGTGCAGATGAACTTATGGAGTTGGTAAGTATGCTTGCTGGGCAGGAAATGGCAAGATGTAAGAATAGTTGCGGGAAAGGCACAGAATGAAATTTGCATGGACGGAAAAGGATAAAGAGCGGTTTTTTAAGAGAGCCGAAAGGCAATTAAAAGCCGCTGGCATTGATTTTGTGCAGGTAGACCGGGAACAGATAGGTGTAAAAGAGTGGAATGCAGAGAAGCAGACCGCAGGCGCAGTTTATGTATGGCTGACATCATACCCGTATAACCATTTCAGCACAAGGAAACGCGGATTATTAAAAAGGTTGGGAAATTGGGAATGTACAGACCATTTCAAGAAAGGCGGGAGCAAACCAATATATATGCACTCACGCCTTATTTACACCTCATACAGAGAGGAAAAGAAACAATGAAAAGAGAAAGCCCCTACGGTACTGGAATACCATAGGGGCAAAGCTATAAGCCTTAACAATTTGTCTAACAAAAGTATAAATGGCGTATGGCGAAAAGTCAAGGAAATTGCAGGCGCAGAGCCTGCCTTTACCACTTGATAAAAGTATTAACTATCCGACAAAAGAGAGGTAAAAACATATGCCGTATGTAGAGAGAGTTACAAGAGCAGGAAAGACGATAGAGGTAGAGCGTTATTTTACCAGCAGATACAAAAAGCCGGGCATAAAGAGAGGGGATAAAGTAAAGCCAACCAAGGAAGAGCAGAAAAAGGTTAATACCAGAGCAGCAGAGAGAAAATTACGATTACTGTTAAATGCTAATTTTGGATATGGGGATTATCACTTAGAACTGGACTACATACGAAAAAAGGGACAGCCGGATAGAAGCAGGGAGCAGATGCGTAAGGACATGGATATTTTTTTACGGGAGTTACGCAAAGAGTGCAAAAAGGCAGGCATAGAGCTTAAATATGTGCATGTTATGGAGATTGGTAAAAGAGGGGCACGCCACCACCATTTAGTTATCAACAAGATTGATACAGAGATTTTACAACGATGCTGGTACAAAGCGTATGAGGGACACAATAGGGTAAAGGTATTCCCGTTAGACGATTCTGGAAATTACGCAAAGCTGGCAAGCTATTTTATCAAGTACACAGATACGCACAGGACAGAGGCAGACGGGGCATTACAGGGCAAGCGTTGGAATTGCAGCAAAAACCTTGTAAGACCAGAGCCGGAAATAAGAATAATTTCAGATCGTGCATGGTTCAAATCAGAACCAACAGCGATAAAAGGTTACTACGTGGACAAAGACAGCGTGAGCAAAGGCGTACATAGCCCGGAATACTACGGATACGGGTACATGAGGTACACGCTGGTAAAACTGGAATGAAAGGGGTTGATAGTTTGATTGTGATAGCTGCGATTGCAATATTTATGGCAGGCGTGGTTGTGGGCATGGTGTTAATGGCACTTGCAGCCGCTGCCAAAAGAAACAATGAGCGGATAGAGAGGGCAGAAAAACATGATTGACAAAATTATTTACTGGTTATTCCAACAGGGGAAAGATTGCAAGCATTGTTGCCTGCGGTGTGAGTATTACGATTTATGCCGTTCAGAAGTAAAACGAGGAAAGGAGCGAAAGAATGAGAAATTTTAGGCTTGACGATGAAAGCGGACATCAAGAGGCATTATTTGAGTGGGCAGCGTACCACATGGACTGTATGCCGGAACTTGAATATATGCACCATATCCCAAACGGGGGAAAGCGAGATAAACGGACAGCGGTAGCACTGAAAAGACAGGGCGTAAAAGCTGGTGTGCCGGATATCTGTTTACCAGTGGCAAGAAACGGATATCATGGGTTGTACATCGAACTGAAAGCAGGCAAAAACAAGGCTACAAAGAACCAAGAAAAGTGGCAAGTATTTTTGAACGACCAAGGGTATTATGCAGTGATCTGTTACGGGTGGCGTGAGGCGGCAAAAGTGATTGAAGAATATTTATTAAAAGCCGACAACGACAAAGCGGCAGCAGTATTACAGGAAATGGGAAAATAAGCACGAAAGAGGTAAAAGTATGAGAGTGATTAGCGTTTTAAATTTAAAAGGCGGCGTGGCAAAAACATTTACGGCAGCAAACGTAGCATATGAGCTTTACAGGAGAGGTTACAGAGTATTGCTAATTGATAACGATAAACAGGGCAATTTAAGCAAAGCGTACAGCAGATACGATGCAGAGAACATAGCACCAGTTACAAAGTTACTGGCTGGGGACTGGTGCAACGTAGACGAACTGATACAGCATACAGACTATGAGGGCATCGACATTGTAACAGCGAATATGTCATTGTTTGGGGCTACATGGAATTTAACCAAAGAGGACAGCGAAAACCAGATTGAAAGATACAAAACACTGGTATATGCCAAAGTACAGTATTACGGAGATTGCACCGTATACGGCAAATACGATTACTGCATCATTGATAACCCGCCAGATATCGGGCTGAATGTTGTAAATGCGCTGGCGATTACGGACGAGGTAATAGTACCTGTAAAGGTGGACGAGGACGCATTAGAGGGGCTGGATATCGTGACAGAGCAGATAGAGGACGCAAAAGCATTTAATCCGGCATTAAAGTTGGCTGGCGTATTGATTACGTCATACCAAAACACAGACGGAGAGGCAGCAGGCGTAGAGTGGCTGGAACAGAACACAGATTTTAATATTTTGGGCATTATCAGATATTCCAAGAAAGTAGCAGAAAACACATTTTTGCGAAAGCCCATTTATGAGTACAGCCCATGTTGTGCAGCAGCACAGGGATACAAGAAATTTGTAACGGCATACACAGGAAAAGCGAGGTAAAAAGATATGGCAAAGTTTGGCATTAACGATATTCTGAACGCAAAGACAAAGGCAGCCGGGCAGCAGGCACAGGGATACAAAGAAATCTATTTAAGCCCGTATGAGGTAAAGGCAGCCGAAGAGAACACGCACCAGAAGTTAGAGGGCATAGAAGAACTGGCAGACAGCTTTTTACACGTAGGGCAGGAGCAGCCAACGGTTTTGGCAAGGGTAAACGGAGAATACCGCATAATTGACGGGCACAGACGTAACGAAGCAAACAAGCTGAATTTGGAGCGGGGACATAAAGAGTATGAAAAAGTGCTTTTCCGCTCAAAGGATATGAGCGAGGCTATGTATGAGTTATCGTTGCTGGCTGGCAATGGATACACGCAGGAGCTGACAGCATACGAAAAAACGAGATTGGTAGAGAGAACCAAGGCGGCACTTATCCGAGCAAAGAAAGAGGACGGATTAGAGATTAAAGGGAAAATGCGTGATCTGATAGCCTCAATGCTGAACGAAAGCAGCACAAACGTAGCACGTATGGAAAGTATCAACAACAATGCAACGCCGGAAATCAAAGAGCAGTTAAAAAGCGGTAGTATTGGAGTAACGGCAGCGTATGAGGCTGCGAAGTTGTCAGAGGCAGAGCAAAAGGAAATTGCGGAGCAGGCAGCAGCCGGGAAAGAGATACGGGCAAATGAAATTGCACAGAAAGTTGCGGAAAAGAAAGCAGCAGAAAAAGCAGATAAGCCGGAAGAACCAAGACCGGGGGACGATTACGAAATAGCACACCCGGAGAGCATTACATCGTTGTGCTATTCATGCCTGTATTATTCGGACTGCAACGTAAAAACGGGAACATGCCAGAAGTGCGATAAATACCAGAATAAGGCAGAGGCAGAAAAAACAGACGAACAGCGGTATAGCGAAGAGCAGGACAGAATAGACCGGGAAACAAAAGCGAAGCTGCGGCAGCAGGCAGACAATGAAAAAATGGAGCATCTGCCAAGTGACACAGCAAAGCAGCCAAAGGTACACAGAATAAGATTAGCTAAAATGTTTTTTGGAGATGTGGCAAGCGGGAAAAAGCCGTTTGAGCTGCGGAAGAATGACAGGGACTATAAACAGGGCGATATTTTAGAGCTGGCAGAGTACACGAACGGAGAGGAAACAGGGAGAATCATAAAGGCAGAGGTAACGTATATGTTACAGGAATACGCAGGACTTGCAGAGGGGTACTGCGTCATGGCGATTAAGGTAATGGGCATTGTGTCCGAAACGGACACCAAAGGAGTAGAGGCGTGATAGAGGATAAAATAAAACAAGAATACGAATGGCAGCATAGAGAAATAGGGGAACCGACACTTGATGAATTATTTAGCAAAATAAATGAGGCGTTGGGGATAGAACTGTGGATATGGCAAAAAACATATATGACAATGGGAACATACAGACAAATGGGAGCAACCACAGCTCAATGTTTGCGGGTATTGCTTTTTAGCGAAACGACACCGTTAGACTATTCAAGTCCACCAAGAACTGCAAGGGAAGATTGCGAAAGACAACAGTTAAGAGAAATATATCAAAAATTGAATGAGGCAGGAATACAGACAAGAAAGGTATTTTGGAGCAGGGAAGAAAAGAGGCGATGGTATGAATCACAGACAGTGGAAAAAGAATTATAAAAAGCAATACGGCTATAATCCACCTGCATACATGGATAAGCGAAAGAGAAGAAAGGCAAGGGCACAGCAGTCCTTGCCTTGTGCTGGTATATCGGTGGAGCAGATAACACAGGCAATGGCAACATTTACAGAGGCAGTATTTACCGCAGCAGGGAATATGTGCAATGCATTGGCACAGGCATTTAGCAGACAGGCGCAGGCATTTAATGCTGTGGCAGATCAGTATAAAGACGATAAGGCAGGGGCAATACATGGGGAATAACAAAGAGATACAGAGGCAGCAGTACAACAGAACAGTAACAATGTTGAAGCAGTACAGAGATGCACAGTTTTTTATACAACACACAACAGACGAAGAGAGCAGACAGCGGACAGCGGCAGCAGTACAGCATATTACGGCAGCACTAGAAGAGATACAGCGGCGCAGGCAGCAGGCAGAGAGAGAGGAAGAGTATACAGCGTTGCGCATGTATTACATGCAGGGCTATACATACGAGCAGATAGAGAAAGAATTGAATACCGGGAAAGATACACCAAGACGCTGGATTACGGCAGCGGTAAAAGAGCTGGCAGTTATGGTTTATGGGATTGAGTAAAGCAGTGCGGAATAGCTGCACAAATTTTGCGGTATATTTGCACAAATCCTGCGGTGGACAGGGAAACGGTGCGGGCGGTATAATACTGGAAAGCCTGCAAGGCAGCATGGAAAACATATTTACAAGTTTGCCGATTGATGCAGAAACAGCAGGTACGGCAATCGGAGAAGTAAATACACGTTTCCAGCTTACAGGGGAAGAACTTGAAAAACTGTCACAGCAGTTTATAGAGTTCTCTGAAATCAATGATACAGACCTCAATACATCAATAGATAACGTTGATACGATTTTAAATAAATTCAATGTTGACGCATCACAGGCAGGCAATGTGCTGGGACTTCTGACAAAGACAGGACAGGATACCGGGTTATCAATGGATACGTTGGAAAATTCATTGATGCAGAACGGCAGCACCTTAAAAGAAATGGGGCTGGGGATTACAGAAAGTGTAAATTTACTGGCTGCATTTGAGAACAACGGTGTCGATGCAACAACAGCAATGGCAGGATTGAAAAAGTCCGTTAAGAATTATACCGCAGAGGGATTAAGCACAAATGAAGCACTGCAAAAGACGATTGACAGAATCAAAAACGCCAGCACAGAAACAGAGGCGTTATCTATAGCGCAGGAAACGTTTGGCTCTAAAGGTTTTGCGGAAATGGCGCAGGCGATCCGAGAGGGTAAGTTGAGCTTAGACGATTTGGGCGCATCGTTGGACGATTACGGGAACGTAGTACAGGATACCTATGAGGCAACATTAGACCCATGGGACGAAGCGAAAACAACGCTGAATAATCTGAAACTTGCGGGCAGTGATTTGGCAGGCACAGCGTTATCAGCATTGAAGCCTGCCATTGAAAAAGTAACAAGTGCAGTAAAGAACTTTACGGACTGGTTTAGAAACTTGTCAGATGGGCAGAAAGAAACGATTGCTATTATTCTGGCAGTTGTGGCAGCTTTAGCCCCGGCATTATTGATTATAAGCAAGGTGGCGGGGGCGATATCGGGCATAATAAACGTATGCAAGATGTTAAAGCCTGCGATTGCAGCAGTAAATGCAGTAATGGCAGCGAATCCAGTAATGATAGTAGTGATAGCAATAGCCGCATTGGTGGCGGCGTTGGTTGTCCTATATAACAAGTGTGAATGGTTTAGAGAAATAGTTGACGGCATTTTTTCTGCAATCAAAGATTTTGTAGGAAATGCCATTGATGCAATCAAAGAATTTATAAGCGCAGTATGGGACAAAATGCAGGAGATATGGGGATTTATACAGCCGTACATAGAAATGATATGGGGCGTAATTCAGCAGATCATGGCAGATATCGCACAGATTTTTAGCGATACATGGGAAATTATAAAGGCTGTGTGGGATTTGGTAGCACCGTATTTTATGATTTTGTGGGAAGCAATAAAAACTGTATTTTCTGTAGTTGGCGAAGTATTAAGCGGCTTCTTTTCGGTTGCGTGGGAGCTGATAAAAACCGTTTGGGACGTTGCGGTAATGTACTTTACTACAATTTGGGAAAATATCAAAATTGTATTTTCTGTGGTAGCGGAAGTGCTGGGGGCGTTCTTTAGTACGGCGTGGGAAGTCATAAAGGCGGTATGGGACGTTGTAGTAGCGTATTTCCAAGCAGTATGGAATGGTATTAAAACAATCTTTTCAGTAGTAAAAGATGTATTAACGGGGAATTTCAGTGACGCATGGAACGGAATTAAAAGCATTTGGGCTGGGTTTGCTAATTTCTTCAGCACAGCATGGAACAGTGTAAAAATAATATTCAGTGCGGTAGGAAATTTCTTTAGGACAACATTTAGTGCAGCGTGGGAGGCTGTAAAACAGGTATTTGCAAACTGGGGCAGCTTTTTCAGCGGTTTATGGGACAGAATCAAAAGCACGTTTTCTAATTTGGGTACTGCAATATCAAATGCAATCAGTGGTGCAGTACGTGCCGGAATCAACGGAGTAATAAGTACGATTGAAAGAACCATTAACAGTGCAATAGGGCTGATAAATGGGGCAATCGGCTTAATCAATAAGATACCGGGCGTAAATATAGGCGGGCTGGGATATTTAAGCCTGCCAAGGCTGGCACATGGCGGTGTATTACAGAACGGTGCGGCAATGGTTGCAGAGGCGGGACCAGAGTTAATACAAATGGTAAACGGTCAGACGATTGTAACGCCATTGACACCAACGGCAAGAAATACCGCAATGGATACCGTAAACGGTAAACAGGGCGGCAGTACAACAAATGAAATTCAGTTAAAAATTGAGAATTTTTACAACAATAGGGAACAGGACATAAGAGAACTTACAGAGGAAATATTGGAAATTGCAGACCAAATAAAAGAAAGGGAAGAGGCGGCATATGCTTAGTGAATATTTTGAAAGCGCAAATAGCTTTACCTATAATGGCATAAATTCGTTGGATATGGGCTTATTTATTACCGGGCAGAGTGCCGCTGATTCAGCAGCAGAGCCGGAGATTGACACCGTAGAAGTGCCAGCAAGAGGCATTTTGATACAGGACAACAGAATAGACACGCTGGACAACCAGAGATTTAAAGACTATGAGCAGAAATATACATGCTGCGTAGATGCCACGCAGGGCAGGAGCTTAGAAGAACTGGCACACAGCATTTATATGTGGCTGTATGCGCCGGGAATAGAGTATAGCAGGCTGTACGACACTTACAATACAGAACGTTATAGGCTGGCGTATATAAACAGTAACGCCAGCGTGTCAGAACTGGCAAAGCGGTTACTGGGAGAGATAGAAATAACATTCATGTGCAAAGCATATGAAAGACGGCTGAACGGGGATAAGACAATAACCCTAACGAAAGCAGCAACCATATACAACACAGAGGGATTTACGGCAACGCCGTATATAAAAATAACGGGAAGTGGTGGCATTACGCTGTATATCAATAACCGGGCACACACCTTTAAAGATGTGAACGAATACATTGAGATTGACGGCGAAATAATGAACGCATATAAAGGTGATCTGCTACAAAACAGTAAAATGGTTACTGAACTTTTCCCGAAGCTGACAGCAGGAGCAAATAACATAAGCTGGGCTGGCAATGTAACAAAAGTGGAAATTATACCGAGGTGGTGCAGACTTTGATACCGATTCTATATGATGCCTTAGAAAAAGATTTTACGACAAATGGAATAGGGTTTTTAACAGATGCGGTAAGCTGCATTGTAACCGAGGAAAGAAACGGAATATATGAGCTTGCGTTGACGTATCCGACAAAAGGACATTTGGCGAAATACTTAGAGAATGACGCAATCATAAAAGCAAAGGCGAATGATGAAGATAACCCGCAGCTTTTCCGTATTTACAACCATACGAAAGCTGTAGGAGAAAATACAACATGGTACGGGGAACATATCAGTTATGAACTGAACGGCAACCCGGTAGACTGTTTTACAGTAAGTGAGGTAAACGGAGAACGGGCATTACATGAGTTGCTGGACGCAGCGATATTGCCGCATGAGTTTACCTGTGCAAGTGATATTACCACAACCAACAGCACCAGTATAGACGGGGCTGTAAGCGTCAGAAACGCTATGGGCGGCACAGAGGGCAGCTTATTGGACGTATGGGGTGGAGAATATCACTACGACAATTACAGAGTAGAGCTTTTAAAAGCAAGGGGCGTAGACAATGGCGTAACGATTGAGTACGGCAAGAATCTGATAGATGCAAAGCAGGAAAAGAATATTGCAGATGTTGTAACGGTAATTTTCCCATATGCGAAATATACCGCAGAGGGAGCGGAGCAGAAAACATACATAACATTGCCGGAAAAGGTATTACAGCATGAGAATGCAAACAAATATGCAACGCTGCGGTGTGAGATTGTAGACTTTTCCGGGGAATGGGAAAGCGGAACAATAATTACTACTGACATGCTGCGAGCAAAGGCAAAAGAGTATTTGGGCAAATTAAGTACAGAGCCAAAAGTAAATATTACCTTGTCTTTTGCATCGTTGAAGAAAACCAAAGATTATAAAAATATAAAGGCTTTTGAGAGTGTAAAGCTGTGCGATATTGTTACGGTTAAAATCTTGCCGCTTGATATCAACGTAAAAGCAAAGATTACGAAAGTAAAATATGACAGCATAAAAGAACGTTACGAATCGCTTGAAATTGGAGCAGCCCGCACGAATCTGACTAAAACCATTACTGCGGCACAGAAAGAGGCGCAGGAGCTGATAGTAAAGAACCAGACAAGAGCGGAGCAAATCAAAAAGCAGATTGAGAACACCATTAAAAATGTGACTGCGGCAATCACTGGCAACAGCGGTGGTTATGTGGTATTACACCCGGAAAAGAACCCACAGGAAATATTTATACTTGATACGCCGGATACGTCAAAAGCTAAAAACGTATGGCGTTGGAATCTTGCCGGACTGGGGCACAGCAGTACGGGAGTAAATGGAGAGTTCACGACAGCAATAACCGCAGACGGTCAGATAGTAGCAGATTTTATTACCGCCGGGGAATTAACCGGGGCAATATTAAAAGCTGGGACAGTGTATGCAGAGGCGTTAGATGTTGAGTACAGGAACAAAGTAACTAAACACGCAACAGATGCAGCAGAGGCAGCATTAAACAGCGCAAAGCAGTATGCGAATGGGTTACAGGAAAGTACCAACAAAGAAATTCAAGACGTAAATAACGCTATTGACGATATCAACAATGAACTGGAAACAACAGTAGCAGACGGGATAATAACGGAATCTGAAAAGGCTGCCATACAGAAAATGTTGCAGATCATTGTGAAAGAAAAAGAAGAGGCAGACGCAAAACACGAAGAGTTATTTGATAATGATTATGTGCCGTCTGCGGAATTGAATGCAATGCATAAAGCGTGGCTTACTGTATTTGGAACTGCCAATACTGCCAAATATAATGTGCTGGTTACAGCAATCAACAACGTTATAAATTCTGAAACAAAAGAAGAGATTGAAAAAAACATGGAAACATACCGAACAGCATACAGCGAGTATGGCAGTGCGGTTACGGAGTATCAAACAGCCGTTTCTATTGCAATAGAGGCAGCAGCAAATGCCTATGCAGCAGAGAAAGCAAACAGTGTGGGCGAAACCGTCACAAAGGAAATGACGGCAAAAATTGAAAGCACAGCATCAGAAATTACATTGCTATGCAAAACTATTGAAGAGCATAACATGCACAATTATGTAGCAGGTGGAGATTTCAAGGACGGTTTTACAGATGAATGGTATACGAGCAGTGAAAATAATGAGGTTATTACGGATAGCACGCTGGGGGTATGCGCCAAGATCTCAAAAACTTCCAGCACACCATCATACATACGGTGCAAGATTGGCGTATTGCCAGCCGGAACGTATAGAGTGCGGTATAAGGCAGCAGCGGCAAGCGGGAGCGAAAGCAACGCAAGAGTACAGTGTACTTTTTATTCCACACAGACAACGGCATACGGATTACTGAAAAGCACAGAATGGACAACCGTAGAAAGAGAGGTAACATTACCAGAAAGCACCAGCACAAGGTATTTATATTTGTATGCCTATACGCAAGGGGCAGCGGTATATGTAAAAGATGTAGAAGTGCTGGGGCAGATGTCGGTATATACAGAGGCACAGTTAAAAATAAACAGTGATTCTATTACGCAGGAAGTTAAAAGAGCAAAAGGGATAGAGGACGAATTAAGAGCCTCTATTAAAGTAAATGCTGAAAATATCACAAGCTGCGTAACAAAAGGAAATGTAGGTAGCTATATTACACAGTACTACAACAATGTCATTGTTGCATTTAATAACAGCTCAAAATATGTGCAGATTAACGCAGGAGAAATTGCAATTTATGATTATGGTGTAAGTGCCTCTAAAAAACGTGCTGTATTTGATGAACAGGGAAACCATTTTTACCGAGATAATTATTATGTTGGAAAAATTGGCACAAACCAGTGGGTAGATAATAATGCACATAAAGGGCTTGTATTTGATTTAGAAACGCAAGGAAAGTATATGGCATGGGCACAAAAACCTACAGAGGGGGCAAGCAGTTATACAACCATATTATGTTATTCGAGGGCGAACAGCATATTTACACAAGTGGGCTTACATCTGGGGTGCAATATGTATGGGCATGGCTGGATACTGGACAATGTAGACCTGCGGAACTGTAGCGCAAATGGTTATACAACTTTTACAGGGACATTACCAGTTGTATTGGAAATACATAAAACAGACAATAACGGCGGTATTGGTTGGACATATGGAAACGTGTATATAAAGAATGGCTTAATAACAAGTATTCCACAATAAAGGAGCAGGACATGGAAAAAGAACAGGTTGAAATTACAGAAGAGGCAACACCGTTGCCGCTTGAATTAAATAAAGCACCAGCACCATTACAGGAAGAGGAAAACAAAGCAAAGACGGATACATTTAATTTTACAGAGGCAGTATTGATTGCAATGAATGAAGAATAAAGGAGAGTGCGCAATGAGCAAAGAACAGGAAGAAATGCAGCAGGCAACAGAGGAACATATAGAGCAGCCGTTACCAGATGAACCAAAAGAGGAACAGAGTGAGCCAATGGGAATACTTACAAGCCGAGCGCATGAAGATATGACATTAGCAATTTTACAAGTACAGGCAGCCTATGGACTGCCAGCATATTTAACAGATCTGATTGTAACGGCAGTACTTGCGGATATCAGGGGCTGTGCAAATAAGGATTTGCTTAATGCATTGAGCAGAAAGGAGTAGCACATGGCGTTACAGAATGTACAGAGAATACAGATTGAGCTTGACGGCAGCGCACCTTTTGAGTATGTCGTGGCGAAAGCTGGGGAAAAAGAAAGCCGGATAGTAGAAGTTACACTATTGGAGAATAAGAAAGAGTTTACCATACCAGCCGGGACAACAGCCAAAATCAAGTATTACAAGCCGGACGGCAAATTTGTATTAAACAATGCCACAATAAGCGGAAATGTTATTACAGTGACATATACAGAGCAGATGCTGGCGGTTTCCGGCACTGGGCGTGGGGAAATTGTTTTATACAACGGAACAGCCGTATTACGAAGCGCAACGTATTACACGAAGATTACGCCAACGGTGTACAAGGAAAACGGGCTGATAAGCGATAATGAGTTTCTGGATATGGCAGAAAGCATTATTGCGATGAATAAGCAGACTGATAAGGCGATAAATGCAACCAAGAGCGCAGAACAGGCTGCAACAGATGCCAATACAGCAGCGGCAGCAGCAAACAGCGCAGCGAAAGCCGGAAATGCAGCGGCAACAGCCGGGAACAATGCAGCCAAGGCGGCAAACGATGCAGCAGAGGCAGCAAATGCGGCGGCAAACAGCGTAGACAAGACAAAGAAAGATGCGACAGCGGCAGCAGGAGCAGCCAACAGTGCAGCAAATGCAGCCAACGAAGCCGCTACAGCCGCCAACAATGCGGCGAAAGCAGGAAATGCAGCAGCCGCAGCCGGGAACAGCGCAGCTAAGGCAGCGAATGATGCAGCATCGGCGGCAAATGAAGCCAAAGCCAATACAGTAACAGCAACACAGAACGCACAGACAGCAACCAGCGAGGCGAACACAAAGGCAGCCGCCGCCAATAATGCAGCCGCAGCGGCAAATAAAGCGGCGGCAGCCTGTGAGAATATGGCAAAGGGAATTAACAGCATGACGGACGGCACAACGGGCATTACCTACACAATAGGGATTAATGGCGGCATGGTGTATTTAGAATCAGTATAAGGAGCAGAGCATGGCAAGAATTTATTTAGCAGATAAAGAAACATTGGACAGTACACACGCAAATACAAACGCAATTCTGGCTGCATTAGAGGAAAGCGGCGGGGAACATAAAAAAGCGGTACGCTATGGTATCAAAATCAATAAGAGCGACAGCGGAAAAAAGAGCCGGGTAACATACTTATATGATGCTGTAGGCATGACACCTGCGGCAATGAATTATACGGACGGCACATTTAACTATGGTAGCTGGGGCAATGTTGAATTTGTAAAGAATAACTACCCTTGCATGGTTAAATTTGACGGCACAGAGGACTACAAGTTACTGGCAACAAATTACGCATTAAAGGCAGACGGTACAACGGCAAGTGATGCGGCAAACGTGGATTATGCAGGTAATGCAATGGCAGCATTTAAGGGCGGCTGGCTGTGCCAGTACGAAACAGCTACAGACGAATATATCATTTGGAGCAATGTAAAATATGATGACGGGTACAACGCATACCACAGAACTGCACCAGACGGAATTATCAGAGAGGGATTTTACCGCAGAATCTATACACCTACATTATTAAGCAACGTGGCAAGGTCTTTAAGCGGGCAGCAGCCAATGGCAAGCAAAAATGCAACGCAGGAACGTACATACATTAAAGCAAACGGCGATGTATGGGAGCATACAAGCTGGTGGGAATGGAATTATATTATTGCACTGTTAAAGATTATGGCAAAAACAGAGGATTTACAAGAAGCATACGGCAATGGAAATATGAGCGGTTATGTGAATGATTCAACGAAGTATTACGGAGTACTTGCCTCAGGCAGTATGGACGATAAAGGGCAGTTTTACGGATATAATGCCGGAAACAAGCAGATTAAGGTATTCCATACAGAGGCAATGTGGGGCGATCAGTGGGAGCGTATCTGTCAAATGGTATGCGATAAAGGTGTTGTGAAAGTGCAGCCGTATGGGGATTGCAATTTAACTGGCGCAGGATTTGAAAAAGTACTGGATTTTGCAGATTACGGAGTAAGCGGTAGTGTTGGTGGTTACATGAAAGATACTGTTATGACGAAAGCGGGACGTTTCCCGGTAACATATACAGGTAGCAGCTCAACATATTTGTGTGATTACTTTTGGTTGAATACGGGCATTGTGGCTGTGCCTCTTGTGGGCGGCGGCTGCGACAGCGGGCTGTATTGCGGGGCTTGCGTGGCCTTGGACAGCACCGCTGGCGGTGCGGGCTGGAGCATTGCGCCCGGTCTTTCTTGCAAAATGCCTAACGCTGCGTAAGCAGCAAAAGGGGGAACGGGGGATTTTTCCCCCGCAGGAAAGTACAACATACGAAAATATAACGGTAGAGAGAATATAATAGGGGATTTCCGGGGCGTGGCTGTGCCTCTTGTGGGCGGCAACTGCAACAACGGGCTGAATTGCGGGGCTTACGTGAACTTGAACAACACCGCTGGCAATGCGAACTGGAACATTGCGCCCGGTCATTCTTATCAAATTATGGAAGATTAACCAAATGCCCCGGAAATTCCTACACCGCTGGCGGTTGAAATACCGCTGAAAGTGAAAATACAGCCGCAAAAGGTGCAGTATGGTAGCCGGGGCGAAACCCTTAGTTGTATAGCGTGGCGAATTACTGCAAGGCGATAAGAAAGAGAATAAGAATGATTAGTTTTAATGGCGTAAGCGAACAACTGTATATACCAGAGGAACAAATAAAAGATATATACAATGCATCAAAAGGAAAGAGTAAGAAAGAACAGGCGCAGATAGTAAAAGCGAATGTAGAACACTACAGAAAAGAACTGGATAAAAGATTAAAGAACAATACATTTGCACCGAAAAGACATAAAACAAAAATCATACAGGAAAATTCTTGTAAGAAAACACGAAAGATAGTAAAGCCACAATATATGTATGAGCAAATGGCGCACCATTCCGTAATGCGGGTATTTGTGCCGATTGCAATGAGGGGAATGTATTACCATGTGTACGGGAGTATACCGGGAAAAGGTGTACACAGAGGAAAAAGAACCGTAGAACGGTGGATAAGAGAGGATAGCAGAAACTGCAAGTACATATATAAGCTGGATATACGGCATTTCTTTGAGAGTGTGCCGCACAGAAGATTAAAGAAAGCACTAAAACGGAAAATCAGAGATAGGGAGTTGCTAAAGAAATTATTTATTATCATAGACAGCCATAAACCGGGGCTGCCATTGGGCTATTACCCGTCACAGTGGTTCGGTAATTTTTATTTGCAGCCACTAGATCACTTTATCATGGAGCAGTTACATGTAAAGCATTACATACGGTATATGGACGATATGGTTATATTCGGAAACAATAAAAAGGAACTGCATAAAGCGAGGCTGCAAATTGAGAAATTTATAACGGAAGAGCTGG